ACGGGACTTGCAGGAAGGTTGTACTACGATACAAATACAGGAAGACTCAAAGAGTGTGGTACAAGCTCAATGGAATCGATTGGATCAGATGGACAAGAGGCTTTCTAAATTAGAAGAGTGGATGAGTAATACCATAGGAGATTTTAGATGAGTTTAGATTTAATCATAGACATAGAGGCAGATGGTTTAATTCCTAACGTCACTAAAATACATTGTATTGGTATGTCTGTAGTTGAATCTAGTGCAGGACAAGTCTTTGCTAACCAAGAACCTTATGATTGTCTAGATGATGCCTTAGAGATAATGAGTGGAGCTAGGTCTATTACCGGACACAATCTTATTGGTTATGATCTTCCTGTATTGAAAAAAATATTAGGATGGACACCTAGTAAGAGCACACAGATTATTGATACTCTTGTACTCTCTAGGTTGTGCCATACTAACTTGTATGAAATTGATGTTAAGGAACGTAGTATTAGTAATAAACTTTATGGTTCACATAGTCTTAACGCATGGGGTCAACGGATAGGTGTTCTTAAGAAAACCTTAGGAGCACAGGATGATGATGTGTGGCATAAGTTTACTCCTGCTATGGCAGACTATTGCGTACAGGATGTAAGTGTTACAGCTCATCTTAAATATCATTTTGATGGTGTGGAATATTCTGAGGATGCCATTGATTTAGAACATAAGTTTGCACAGATTATACAAAGGCAGACAGAGCATGGGTATTCTTTTGATGTAGAAAAAGGAAAGGAACTTTATGTCCGTCTACTTAAAAGACAAGAAAAACTAGGTGATGCCCTTAGAAAAACTTATGGTACTTGGTTTGTTTCTGAAGGTGAAGTAACTCCTAAAGTTAGTAATAAAAAACGTGGTACTAGTAAAGGAGCTGTTTACAATAAGATTAAACGAGTAGAATTTAATCCTAATTCCAGGGATCATATTTCTAGGTGTTTGATGAAGCAAGGATGGAAGCCCACAGAGTTTACAGCTGGTGGTAAACCTAAGATAGATGAAGCTGTGTTAGGTAGGTTACAGCTACCTAATTGTCAAGAGTTAAAAGAGCACTTCTTAATTTCTAAACGTATTTCACAATTAGCGGAGGGAAATAATGCTTGGCTTAAACTTGAACGTAATGGCAGAATATATGGATCAGTTAATACTAATGGGGCAGTCACTGGTCGTTGTACTCATAGCTCTCCTAATGTTGCCCAAGTTCCTGCATCATACAGTCCGTATGGTACTGAGTGTCGTAGTTTGTTTAGAGCTAGTAAAGATCGTGTATTGGTCGGTTGTGATGCTGATGGTTTAGAGTTACGAGCACTAGCAGGATACCTTAAAAAATATGATGGAGGTGTGTATGCCAAAGCAGCAGTCTATGGCACTAAGGACAAGGGAAGTGACGTTCACTCCCTCAATAGAGATGCACTTGGATTATCATCAAGAGATACTGCAAAGACTTTTTTCTACGCTTTCATTTACGGGGCAGGGGATCAGAAGCTTGGTAAGATTCTTGGGGGTGGTGCAAAGAGAGGTAAACAGGGAAGAACTGCCCTGTTATCTGGAGTCAGCGGTCTTATGGAGCTTACCGAAAAGGTTAAGCAAGTGTTCAGGAGACGAGGGCATCTCATTGGTCTTGACGGTAGGAAACTACACATACGTTCAGAACACTCTGCTTTAAATACATTGTTACAAAGTGCAGGTGCTATTCTTATGAAGAAGGCTTTAATCTTACTAGATGAACGCTTGAAGAAGCACTACAAAGAAGGTGACTATGAGTTTGTAGCTAACATTCACGATGAGTTTCAAATAGAGGTTAAAGAAGAGTATGCAAAAGACATCGCAGTACACGCAACTGAAGCTATTTCCAGAGCAGGAGAATACTTTGAATTTGGCTGCCCACTTTCCGCAACTAGCCATATTGGAAAAACGTGGGCTGAAACACATTAAGACTTTAGAAGACTTGGTAGTATTTATGAAGCAAATGAATACTATGTTGGCTAGTACTAATCCTTACAAGCAAAAAACAAAGCTTGAAAAGAAACGGTATGATGCTTATTTGTATAAAATAAGAGCTGGTTTCTATGCTTGGTTATTTGATTTTACTTGTCAAGATTGTGGTTTAAAAAATGATAGTAGAACTTTAAATTTTCATCATGTTATTCCAGAAGATAAAGAATTAACTATTTTAATGAGCACAGGATGGAAAGATAAATTAAAACATTTCAAAGAAATATTAAAATGTGTCTATGTATGTGAAAACTGTCACTACCAAAGACACGCTGATATGGGAGATTTAGATGAAGACTTCAAGACTATTAATAGACGGAGACATACTTACATACAGAACTTGTTGGGCTGTCCAGAATGAGGTAGAATGGGAAGATGGTATAGTTACCACAGCTGTTAATTTAGAAGAACTAAAAACACAAGCTGATATTTCTATCCGGTACTGGCAAGAAAAGATAGGTATCTCTACAACTATTATATGTTTCTCACCAAAAGGGTCAAAATATTTTCGGCATAAAATTTTAGAGGAATATAAAGGTAACAGAAAAGCTACAAAGAAACCTTTAGGATACCATTTTCTAGTGGAGTATCTTAAAAAAAATTACACCACCTATACGTTACATGAGTGTGAAGCTGATGATGCTTTAGGTATTTTAGCTACCGATGGAGGATATTCTAGGAATGTTATTGTTAGTATTGATAAAGATATGTTAACAGTACCATGTGAATACTTTAACATGGATACTGAGGTGACTGAGACTGTTACTGAAACTCTTGCAGATTATATGCACCTGTATCAAACACTAGTTGGGGATAACACAGACAACTACAAAGGATGTCCTGGTGTTGGCCCTAAGAAAGCAGTAGAGATACTTGAAACTCCTACTTGGGATAGTGTGCTTGCAGCATTTCATAAAGCTGGTCTAACTGAAGAGGACGCTTTAGTACAAGCACGAGTAGCTAGGATTTTAAGAGCTGATGATTATGACTTTAAAAATGAGGAGGTAGTTTTATGGGAGCCGTCAAGAAACTAATGTATTGTGAAATATGTGGACAAGAAGATGATGATCACATGGCTTATTGTAAGAAGCTTGGAGAAGACAAGTTGAATGATCAATGGAAAGGTGGTAGTACTAACATACGTCCTAGTTACTATGCTAAATATAAGATTGATCCTTGGACATTTATTATTGAGAACCAACTAGGCATGGACGTAGGTTCGGTAGTTAAATATGTAGTACGACACCGTGATAAGAATGGTGTTGAAGATTTAAACAAAGCAATAAAATGTATTGAGATGATGAAGGAGTATTATTATAATGAAAAAAGTTAGAGAGTTTCATAAGAAGATGGAGTTAGCCATTGATCAACCTTACAGCAAAGAGTTAATGAACTTTAGGTTACGGCTCATCTTTGAAGAGATACAAGAACTGGCAAGTGCAGCTCTTGATATTGAAACTACTACTAATACAGAAGAACGCAATGTTATGATGCAAGACTTACTTAAAGAAATGTGTGACGTTGTGTATGTGATTAAAGGTATGGCAGTATCATTTGGTATGGACTTTGATAAAGCATTTGAGTTAGTGCATAAGTCTAACATGAGTAAGCTACCACTAATTAAAGATGCTAATGGAAAAGTTCAAAAGGGACTTAACTATGAACCACCTATATTGGAGGGCTTAATTAATTGACTAAACCATCAGTAAGAGCACAAGTAATAACAAGACGTACCTACAATAGACCTACGGAGACAGGCTATGAGACGTGGGAGCAGACTGTAGATAGAGTTATAGATCACCAAAAATGGTTGTGGGCTAGAGCTGCTGGATTTAAGAATGAGTATAGTTCTTTCTTTTCTATAGAAGGACATGATGGATTTACAGAGCTTAAAGAATTACGTCAGTTGATGTTAGAACGTAAGGTTATGGTATCTGGTAGGACACTATGGTTAGGAGGAACTGATCTCTCTAAGAAAAGAGAAGCTAGTCAGTTTAATTGTGCTCATCTTAAAGTGGAGACTATACACGATGTCGTTGATAGCTTGTGGTTGTTGTTGCAGGGATGCGGAGTTGGCTTTACGCCAGTTGTCGGTACGTTGTCAGGATTTACATCCCCAATCTCAGAAGTTCAAGTTATCCGCTCTAAGAGAACCAAGAAAGGAGGACATGAAGGAAACAAAGAATCTTTCGATGCCGATACCGGGACTTGGAAAATTACAGTTGGAGACTCCGCTGAAGCATGGGCAAAAAGTATCGGTAAGCTTCTCGCTTACAAAGGGAAAGCTACACAGTTCGTACTCGATCTCACACAACTCAGACCTGCTGGCCTCAGATTGTCTGGTTATGGATGGATCAGCTCAGGAGATGCTCCCCTTGCAAAGGCATTTTCCTCAATCGTTGGGATTCTAAACAAGAAGTCTGGACAGCTACTAAGTAAGATGGATATACTTGATGTAATGAACTGGTTAGGAACGGTGCTATCTTCTCGTAGGTCAGCTGAGATAGCTTTGGTTTACCATGATACTCCAGAGTGGGAAGCTTTTGCTAGAGCTAAAGATGATCTAACATCTTCTCCCCACCGTTCTCAATCTAA